TCGCCAGAAGATTGACTGGTACTGGTGAATATGCGGTTGTTCATATTGATGCATCTGGTGGAGTCAATCAGGATTATGACGAAATCCTAGAAACTTTTGGCGAAGAAAAGTTAGACGAACTAACAGCCAAACACAAAGAAGAACAAATCAGGCAAGAGCAGATTCATCGCGAAAGAGTTGAAGCTGATGTTCTTAGGCGTAAACAAGAAACTCTTTTCAATATGAAACTTGAAGCATTTGAAATAGAAGAAATCAAACACTCACAAAACAGAGATCTAAAGAAACGCCTTAGAAAAGCAAAGACACCAATTGAAATACAAGCATTTGCAACCCTGTTGATACAGGAAGCATTGGCGAATGAAGAATAATGGATTTGTTTACGTTGCTTCAGTAAATAAACAATTCTATTATGCAGCACTACATAGTGCACAATCTCTCTTAGATTTTTATCCCGAAGCGAAGATTACTTTATTCACTCATGAAACATGGGTGTGTGATGAAGCACGAAAAATCTTTGATCACATTATAACTGATGGTGTACCAAATCATATCAGAGCAAAACTCTGGGCACTGTCTAAATCTCCATATGATACAACTCTTTATATTGATTGTGATACTACTATTCAAAGCGAAGAAATATCAGATGTTTTCGATCTACTCGGCGACAATGATATAATCTTTACAAGAAACCGTCCATACAACGCTAAGATTACTAAGTTATCAGAAACAGAAGAAATGATTTATCATTGTGGTTTGTTTCTTTACAACACAAAAACGACCAAAGATTTGATGGATAGTTGGTATACTGGATATCTAGAACAAAACGATCCACGTTGGAATCCTTCTCCATATCCAGAAGAAGTTAGAAAATGGGACACATTTACTATGTGGAATCTATTGACTAATGGCAATTTTCAGGTTAAAGTAGGAGAGTTTCCTGCACCAGATGCAAAGTGGAACTTTGTAAATGGTTATAAGGAAGAAGAATTAATGGGCGAAGAAATAGTGATACAACATTATACAATAGCACATACGAGGTTAATGGCAAGTGAAGTTTATAGACCTTAATGATGAGATCCTAGAAATACTCGAGGAACACAGAAAGTGGTTTTTTGATCAGGATTTGTCAGAACTATTTGTTGACCAAAAAGGCGATTCAAATGCAGAATATGCATCGTCCAGAGAGTATCTTGATTTGATGTTACAGAAGCCAATGGGAAAAGAAGAGGGTAAACACGCTGGTCCACCAGAATTAATACGCAATGTTTACTTTGGTGTGGGTGCAAGATCTCCTGATAAATTCAAAAAAGAATCTGAAAAATTTAACGATAAACTTGTTAGATTTCTAGGGGCAAGACATAGTGCTGTTCACGTTTATTATCCCGAAGATGGTTATATGGGTTGGCATAATAATTGGGACGTTCCTGGATTTAATCTTCTGATCAATTACAGCGACGGTGAAGGTTGGTTTAATTATCTTGATGGAAACGAAATAAAAGAAATGAAAGACCCAAAAGGGTGGTCAGCGAAAGTCGGATATTATGGTGGACAAGACAATCCCTTTTGGCATTGTGCAGGTGGTGGTCCAAGGATTACACTAGGTTTTGTTATTCCTGATCAGAATATGTGGGAAATGATGATCGAGGATATTACTTAGATTCCGAAATAATACTGATGATACCATACAACACAAGCCATTATTGTTGCAGGTACTGTTGCAACTAGAGTTGGTATGAAGACCATGTAAAACATTGGGTGTTCGCAAAGCCAATCCATATCTTTTTCATTCAATCCAAGTTTCTTTTGTTCTGACGTATAGTCTGGATAGTTTAGCGAGTCCTCATATTCTTTTACATGGTCTGGTTTCATATTCTAGAATCCAAAATAACTTGCTCTCGTTTGCACGATTATCATGTAAGGGATTCCTAAAGGAAGAGCAATGTATGCTAGAAATTCGGCGAACGCTTTGGTTTTTCGCACCATGCTCTTCGTTATTGATATAACTGTGGTCATGGTTTTTCCTGTTAAGTATTACTAAAAGTTATAAAAAAATTAATTTTTATAACAACCTAAAACTATTTATAAAAGGTGTGTGAAAAATTAGATTATATACTTATTATTTTGAACCAATCACCATAAAGCGATCGTACTTTTTTTGACCATCCCAAGAATAGTATGTTTGTTCTTTTTGTCCTTCATAGTATATCTCATCTAAACCGATTTGCTCGGTTAAATCTTTTACTGAATTGACGCAGTTTATACCATACATCTCTTCAATAACATTACTATTCTGACAAGCAAACAATGCAAGTGGATTTCTTGTAGTAAGTTCTTTCAACGGATACATTTGCTCAGTATTGATAGCGATTACGATATCCGCATCTATCTTATTTAAGTCATCAAATGCAAAAGGAATATCTAAACAATGATGTCTAAACTTTACAAACTTCTCTTGTGCATAATGTTTGTGTAGTATTTTAGATATATCCAACGCTTCTTTGTCGAGGTCGACTAAATGTAACTCTCCGATGTCGATATTTTCACAAAGTAAAGGAACAAGTGGCATACCCAACCAAGAGTTTAGAACCAAGACTTTTAGTTTTTCCTGTCTTGCACAGTTATCAATATTTGTGATCAGTTCTTCTACGAGCCATGTTGCAGCTTCGACATGGTTTGCCTCGTGGCATTGGCGTAAGTCAGTAAGTTTATGTGGTGCTTTTTGTTCGATGAAATATAATGCTTCACCATAGAACTTAAAATTATTTAGAAAATTAGATTTTAACATCTTCACTTTTACCCATAGAGTCAAATAAACATATATATGGCAAGTCACGATATACGTGCTTTTCAATATCTTGTGGATAGATATAACCTTGATTGAAACTATACACCCATCCTAGAGGAAACAGTTTCATCGGGATTATATTTTTATCACAGAGAAAATTATCTATACCGCGATATTGCCAAAGTATCTGTTGCTTATATTTATTAAAGTATTCCCACAGCTTTGCAGAGTCGAAATTATCATTCCAACGTAATACGCTTGAGTTTATATCGCTGAATTTATGTGGTACGTGCTTTGTCTCCTCGCGCATACGCTCGAGGTCGTGCCACCAAGTCTTTACAATGCCTAGACAATCTTCAGGTTCAAACTCTTCAAATGCTTTTATATCGTGTTGAATTAGAATGTCAAGGTCAAAGAAAAGTTTTTCTCCTTTCTGATCAACCAAAGGCGAAAACAAATACATTTTGTTCCACCATTTTTCTAAATCATTGTATTTGGGAATCATTATAGGTTCAATAAAATCTGCTAAACCTTCTGGATTATCAGTTATACAATACATCTGACGATTTGTTTCTGGAAAGTCAGTAGCAATATCATATGCAATTTTATTTACATAATCAGAGGAATATTTGTCTCCCCATTTTACTGTGTATATGTTCATAGGTATAGCCAATCCAATCCAAATTGTTTATGTTTTTTGTAACCCATATCTAGTAATATATCTTCGCCATTTGCTCTTTCAAGAGCAATTGCAGGTTTGTATTGTTTTATGGTTTCTATCATTCCTTGCAACGCATTTCTTTCTGAACCTTCAATATCTAGGTGAATTAAATCAGGTTCTAGATGATAATTATCTAACTTAACTTGTGTTATATTATAGTTATTCATACACGTTTCTTGTTTTACTGTCGTTGCACCACTGTTTACTCTATCTCTTACTATACGACATTCAGCATCTTCATTACCGAGAGCATAGGGAAATATTGTTACATTATTATATTCTTTTAAATTCTCTTTCAGACATTTTAGATTCCAAGCATCTGGTTCAAATGTTACAACCTCGTCAACCACTGAACAATATTGTGATGTATATAAACCGCAGTGTCCACCAGCTTGAACAACTACTTTGACATCTGTGATTTCTTCAAGTATCTGTTTTGGAATATCAGGATGTTGTATGGTAAGATGTTTCCACGCATGGTGGTCATCAGCAGTCCATAGCCAATCTTTATTTTTCCAGAATCTTGTTTCGTAATTCATTGCTACTAAATCTGTGTTGTCGTTTATTGTAATAAATTTCTATTCCCATATCCTTACCAGTAAAATCTTTATCTCTATATTCTTCACCGATAATTCTTATATCAATTGGATATAGTTCTAAGATATCTAATAATTCTCTTTCAGTTGCATATGGTATAATTTCATCCACATACTTTACTGCTTTCAGCTGTGTATATCTTTCAACGATATTTTGTATGGGTTTATTCTTTTCTTTTCTTTCCCATTTTGGATTAAAATGTAATCCACATATCAAATAATCACATTGTTGTTTTGCTTCTTGCAACATAGCAATGTGACCAGTATGTAGTAAATCAAATGCACTTGCAGTAAATCCTATCTTCATTTCCAATGTTCCAATAATTTTGGGTCGACTAATTCATCTTGTTTTGTAGTACCTCGCGATGCATCTTCAAAGGGAAGAAAGTCGACATTAAATACACAGAGGATACAATTCTCTCTATAAATTCCTACATTCAAATCATCTTCATCCCAAGAGCGACCACGATTATACGAGTATGCCATCCAGCTTGGAAAATAATCCCATAATTCTTTCCAACGCCAACTGTGGTAATTATCTGTGCCGTCTGTAAATGTAAACCAAATTTTTTCTTGATGTTTCAATACGTCTTTCCATATTGGTTCACATTGGTCATCACTCCATACTTGACAACTGCCATTGGTAAATGCACCATGCGATAGTTTAAATCTTCTACTATTCATAGGTCTAGGATCTTGCCACCAAGAACGCATCTTTGTAGGTTGTTCCATATTGTAAGTAATTATAGGAGTTAGGTCGTTTTGAATTATTACATCAAGGTCTAGAAAGACGAACCGACCAGTAGGTTTGTCATCGGCAAAATTATGGGTATTAAAAACGAAAGTTTTTGCGCGATCCCAACAACGAGCCATTCCGTACTTAAAATCATCCAGCCCAAACCAATACTTAGGATGGATGTTCGGAATATCTGGAAAGGGGATAACTTTAATATCAGGTTGAAGACCAGTATCATCATCAGTGTAGCAATAAAAGTGTACGTCAAACTGATCAGGGCAGTTTCTACGAGCCATATTACATAGTCTATTGACAAAGTGTGCCCCATACTTTGTACCCCATTTAGCACATACAAAATTTACACGCATCTTCCACAAGTCTCTTTACAAATTTTTAAATGGTCTTTTTTAAGACTATCATTATAACATTCAAAGTCCGCATTATATACAATTTCCTTTAAAGGAAAAGACTTCGCATTATTATATTTAGGATTGTACGGATAGTCTATTGGGTGGAGAGGGTAGAGTCTATTCTCTAAAATATCTCTCGCGATATATGAACAAGGAAAAACTTGCCCTTTTGCATTGATGTAAACCATATTTTCGTTTCTGGCTTCACAATCAATCACCCATTTTTCTTCTTTTGCAACATTCCTATATTCTTCTTTCTGTTTAAATTTCTTAATGTTTTCTCTCGTTACTTGATCAGCTTTCTTAATATCAGGCATATCTGAAACTTTAACTGGCACTTCTTCAGCCATAGCTGGAATCATTACTTGACTTCCTTGCTGTTCAAACCACTCTATAATTTTCATATAATCTTTACACCGACTCGGTTTAGAAAGTGTATGTAAAAAAGTTACATATTCAGGTGGGTCTTGAAATATTCTTTTTACGTCTTGCAATGTAAGTTCGTCATCCTCAACAAATATATCGTTGAACGAGTTTCCTGTGTCGTTGTGTTTGTTAGATAATTCTAGTACAACGCGAGTAGGAAAATCTTTATACATATCATACTTACCATACCAGTGATTAAGAAGTATAGAATCTTCTAGCTGGTCTATTGATATTGTATCTTCGCTCTCTATTACATTCTGATTAAACAGAGCAAGTTTTGCATCATAATCTGTATCTTGATAATTGTAACTATAATACCATTCGTGTGGTAAGAAGTTCCAGAACTCAGTTCCTGCTGGTCTACGCCATTGGTGGTAATTATCTGAACCCTTATAGAATGTTTTGAATATATCTGGGTTCTCTATCACATCTTCATATATTTTTTTCGGCTGATCAGACCACCACATCATACAACTGGAGTTAAAATATGTTCCTCGTATATCTCTAAATCTTCTTAATTTGAGTTGTCCTTCAGGTTGCCAGTGTGAATATAATATATGTGGTTTAAATGCAAGGTCATAAAACTCGTCAATAGAATCTTGAATAATTACATCAAGGTCAAAGTAACAGAATGGTCCAGTCGTTGCAAGCCATTCTTCCGCATTGAACAATAAAAATTTAGAACGATCCCAACAATAATTCTCCTCTCCGAACCAATACTTTGGATGAAGTGGTTTTATGTCAGGAATGGGATGTACTTCTACTTCTTCCCGAATGCCTTCTGGCTCATCTGTGAAACAAACCATACGAAACTGATTGACATAATTAGCATCAATCATTCCATATAGATTATTTACATATTCAGCAGAGTATTTTTCACCCCACTTTATCGTTAGAAAAGTGAGTATAGTAATCAGTCCTCAAATCAAAATTATGTCGATCCTGACCATTCAACAAACAAATTGTTGGGTCAGGTCTGTGTTTTCTGCCACGTGGACTTACGTCCTTTTCGTGGTCAATTCCATACATATAAGAGTATAACACTCCTTTTTCATATGTATCAAAGTCATTTTTATGCTCGTGGAACAAGTATTTATCATCACAACCCTTATATTTTTTTATCCATTTGTATGGGTTTTCATTGAAATGTTTTTTGATATGGAGACCCTGAATACCTTTCCAAGCCATTACACTTGAATTAAAATCACCGCCACCGTATTCAGACTCGAAACCGTCGTGTTTCCAGTGTGTTTTGCAAATCTTCATCCCCTCAGTAAACAAATCCCAGACTCTTTCTGGTTTTTGTATTACTATGTCTAAATCTAAATATAATGACTTTCCCCAGTCTTGACCCAAGATATTTACTTTCTCAAATGTTCCAAGTTCTGAGTCTGCCCATCGCAAATTAATTTCAGGATAAAGACCTTCAGCACGAAGGCGTTCACCCTGATCAGTATGACAAACATAACGATATTGGAAACCTTCTCCAATGCCTATTGTAGAAGCAATCCGATTGACGTCATCGTAATTATACTTGTCACCATATAATAATGTATGTATTGTAAGCATAGCAATCTATATATTACCCTAATATTTGTAATAAGTCAAGTCTTATAAATAAGAGCAAAAGGAGTAAAATTAATGGCAACTCAAAAAAATATCGTAATTGATCAGGGAACAACATTCTCTGAAAATGTGACAGCCAAAGATAGCGCAGGTTCGGCAAAAGACCTAACAGGTTATACGTCAACCGCACAAATAAGAAAAAGCTATTACAGTTCGTCATCAACAGATTTTACTATTGCACAAGTAGATGCTACTGGTGTTATTACAATATCTCTAACAGCAGCTCAAACAGGAAATCTAAAAGCAGGTCGATACGTTTATGATGTTGAGTCCGCTTCAGCTTCGGAAACAATTCGAGTAGTTGAAGGGATTGTAACTGTTACTCCCCAAGTGACAAAATAAAGGGTAACACCCATGGATATTAATGACTTGTTTCAGATGTTGGCTGAAGAAAAAGCCAAGAACAAAGCTGAAGACAGTAAGAAAAAAGAAAAATCTAGAAGTCGTAAAGGCGATTTTTTAGAAGCGTTTTCTACTGAATTAAAGAATCTGAGAGAAGAAGAGGAACAACATAAGCGTGATGTAGCAGCGATGGAGGCATGGCTAACATCACCAGTGAAAGAAAAAGATGAACCCTCTATAATAGAGGAAGTAATCGAATCCGTTGAAAAAGTAGAGGAAGAAAAAGAAGTCCTTGAAGAATTAGCGGATACACCTTTACAAGAAGAAGCAGTTAAGTATCTTCATACAAAACGCGAAGAATTAACTGAAGAACAAATTAAAATTAAATCTCTCGAAAAACAATTCGAAGATTTAAGAAAACAAATTACAAGTGTCCGTTTGGGCATGCAAGGACAAGGTGGCGGTGGCGCAGTAAATATAAGGGATATGGACGATGTAGATCGTTCAACTGCTCTCGTCAACAATAAGTTTTTAAAATATAATTCAGCCACAGGTATGTTTGTTGGTTCAGACGCATCTGGTGGGGGTGGTGGAGCAGATCTATCATCCGTTGGTGAGAACATACTTCCATCAGCGACCGAGACATATAATCTTGGTTCGTCATCAAAAAGGTGGAATGATTTATTCTTATCTGGTGACACCATTGATTTAGGTGGCACTAAGATCTCCAAAGATAGTAGCGGAGATGTTTCATTTAAGGATGGTTCTGACAATCTGAAAAAAGTTATTGTGGACGAGTTGCACATTGGGTCTGGCAGCAATGTGCTGAAGCTGAAATCCTCGGGGGGTAAGTTAAGGGCAGAAGATAATGTAGATGCCAAAGCCAGTCACGACATTACCTTCAGCGAACTCTCGTCCACTCCTACTACATTAAGTGGTTATGGTATTACCGATGCACAATCGGCTCTAGTATCAGGAACTAGCATCAAAACAATTAATGGTACTTCACTTCTTGGAAGTGGAAACATCAGTATATCTGGTGGTGGCGGTGACGAAGCTGCAATTTTAGATAATTCAGGAACGCCAGAACTAGCATCTGGTATAACTGCAGCAGAGATTCGTACTCTTATTGGAGCAGGAACATCGAGTTTTGACGGTGCATATTCATCATTGTCAGGATTACCCACAATTTCAAATGATTTTACCGACTCTGATCACAGTAAACTTGACGGAATTGAAGCATCTGCTGATGTAACTGATACCGCAAATGTTACTGCTGCAGGTGCATTAATGGACTCTGAGATTACAAATCTTTCTCAAGTAAAAGCATTTGACTCCTCAGACTATGCAACAGCTGCACAGGGTGCAAAAGCAGATACTGCACATGGCTATGGTAATCACGCATCTGCAGGTTATGCAACACTTGCAAGTCCAACTTTAACAGGAACACCAGCTGCACCAACTGCTTCAACAGGTACAAATACAACACAAATTGCTACAACTGCATTTGTTCAGCAAGAAATTACTGCACTGAAAGCACTGTTGTATGCATATGACCAGTCATAAATCTTATAAATAGTCAATAGACTTAACAATATTAACTTAACAGGGGTTTAGATGGCTCTAACTACTAGACAAGAACTTATAGATTACTCCCTCAGAAGATTAGGATTCCCTGTAATCGAAATTAATGTAGATGACGATCAAATAAGCGATCGTGTCGATGACGCCATACAATTATGGCAAGAACATCATTTTGATGGTGTCGAGCGTGTATATATTAAAAAAGCACTTGAAGGAACGACATTAAATCTTACTACATCGGCAACATTTAATGCAGGAGAAAAGATTACAGGTGGAACATCAGGCGCAGAAGCTATTGTAGACAAAAGCAGTTCTGGGACAAAAGTAATTTATGAAAACGTAACGACTGTAGAAAAGTTTGCAGCAAACGAAGTTATTACAGGTGCAGACTCTGGCACAACTGCCACAATCAGTTCGATCGTAAAAGGTAATATCGAAAACGGATATATTGATATCGCAGATAATATTCTTGGTGTTACAAGAATGTTTAAATTTGGCGGTATCGGTTCAACATCAAATTCAGATGGCTTATTCGATATTGATTATCAATTCGCACAAAACGATCTTTACAATCTATTGAGTGCAGATGTAACTTATTACTCAATGGTCAAGACACATATGAATGTGCTTGAAAGTCTTTTCGTAAACGATCGAGCAATTAGATTTAACAGAAAAACAAACAAACTTTATATTGACACCGATATGGATAGAACTTTTGATATCGGAGATTATGTTATTGCAGAGGGATATGCACTTGTTGCAGGTACAGATTATGCTGAAGTCTACGATGACATGTGGCTCAAAAAATATACTACTGCTCTGATCAAGAGACAGTGGGGAGAAAATATGAAGAAGTTCGGCGGTATTCAACTTCCTGGAGGTGTAACACTAAATGGTGATCAGATCTACAGTGAAGCTGTAAACGAAATTGCACAAATAGAAGAAGAGATGCAAAACAGATATGAATTACCACCTACATTTATGACAGGCTAGATTAATGGCGACCAATTTTTATTTTCAATCAGGTAATACACAAGGAACTACGTCCGAACAAAGGCTCGTAGAGGATCTTGTTGTCGAGTCTTTGAAGATATATGGTCACGATGTTTTCTATATGCCTCGTACCTTTGTCAATAAAGACACGATGTTTGATGAAGATGAATTGTCAAAATTTGAACAAGCATATCCTATCGAGATGTATCTCGAAAATGTTGAAGGGTATGAAGGCGATGGTGAGTTATTTCAAAGATTTGGTCTTGAAATTAGAGACCAAGCAACCTTTGTTATGGCTCGTAGAAGATGGGAAGATGTTGTAGAAACTTCTGATGGCGGTTCATTTACAGGCGGTGGCGCAAGACCAATGGAAGGAGATCTATTATTCTTCCCGAAAACCAAATCATTATTTGAAATAAAATATGTAGATTTCCAAGATCCGTTTTATCAATTAGGTAAAATCAACGTATTTAAGATGCGTTGTGAATTGTTTGAATACTCTTCAGAAATTATTGATACTGGTAATGCAGCCATTGATATACTTGAAGATGATAATACGATTGATCAGAGATTATTCCAATTGGTACTTGAAGACGCAACTGGTAATATTATCCTAGAGGACGGTGGTTCTCTTATCAAAGAGGATTATGCAATCAAACCAGCAGTACAAGGCGATGACTTTGAAGAAATAGAAAGAGCAAGTAATATTCTAGACTTCACAGAATCGAATCCATTTGGAGACTTTGAATAATGTTTAAGGGTAAAACTTTTTATCACAGCCACATAAGAAAAGCTGTTGCTGCATTTGGTACAATATTTAATAACATAAACATCGAGCGTAAAGACTCGAGCGGAAACATAGTACAGAGTTTAAGAGTACCACTCGCTTATTCAACCAAACAAAAATTTATTTCTAGGATTGAGCAAGTTCCTACTATTGAAAGTCGTGGTGAAGTTGCGATTGTTCTACCGCGTATGGGGTTTGAGATTATTTCTCTTACATACGATGCAGCAAGAAGAACATCGCCTATTCATCATCACAAGAAGGGTACAGGATCGGCAACTGCCGTAAAGCGAGTTTTCACTTCAACACCTTATGACCTAGCATTACAACTATATTGTTTTGCAAAGAATCAAGAAGATGGTTTACAAATTATTGAACAAATTTTACCATTCTTTAATCCAGATTTCAGTATCACTGTTAATGACCTTCCAGAGTTAGGAATCAAACGTGATATTAAAATAACACTCGACTCTGTCGGTTATGAAGACCAATCACAAGGTACTTTTGCAGACAGAGCAAGTATTGTGTGGACTCTTACATTTAATATGAAACTTAATTTCTATGGACACGTGGCTGATCAGGATCTGATCAGGAAAGCAGTTGTGGAAACTTATGCAAATCCAGACGGTCAAACAGGTGGATTAAGAACTCGATATTCAGCTGAAGTCGCAGCTGCAACTGCCACTGGAACTGCTTCAATCGACAGCGGAGCAGTATCATCTATCGTTGTTACATATAAAGGTGGTGGATATACTGAGAATGGACCAAACGTAACCATATCTGGTGGTGGTGGTTCTGGAGCGAGAGCATCAGTAACAATGGAAGCAGACCCTATAAATACTGGTAAGTTTAGAGTTGGGTCAGTTACAATAGACGATGGTGGCACAGGTTATACAAGTGCACCAACAGTAACATTTGAAGCACCAGACGATGGAAACCAAAGTGTCGATGACACATACAGATTCCTAGAAGAGTTTGATACAATTTATGAGTAAGAACAAGATATTTGACGCATTAGACAAAACTTTTGAAACCAAAACCAAAGAAACTGAAACGAAAGTTCCAGCAGTAAAAACAGGTTCGGTTGAACAAGATTTTGACGAAGCAAGAGCAGCACTGAAAAGAGCGATGGCATACAGCGAATCGACTCTTCAAGGTATAGTCAATGTCGCAGAAAATAGCGACAATCCTCGTGCATACGAAGTTGCAGGACAACTTATTAAAATGTTTGGTGATCAAGCCAAAGATATCCTCGAATTACAAAAACAGAAAAAGACTATCGATGGGGATGACAAAACTAATCAACCAAAAATAGGTCATCAAACTAATGTTTTATTTAATGGAAGCACGACAGATCTTATGAAAGAACTGAAAAGCATAGTGGATAATGATGAGAAAATCATTGAAGGTAAAGTAGAAGATGGCAATAGCGACTGAAAACACCTCGTATCACGGTAATCCTAATTTAAAGTCAATAGGTCATCAGCACAATTTTACTAAAGAACAAATCAAAGAACTGGTAAAGTGCCGAGAAGATCCAAAATATTTTATCGAAACATATTGCCAGATTGTAACTCTAGATAAGGGTTTACAACCATTTAAACTATACGAGTGTCAAAAAAGAAAAGTCGATTTCATTATGGAAAATCGACAAACAATTCTAATGGAAGGACGTCAGCAAGGTAAGACTGTCGTCGCAGCTGCATGTATTCTTCATTATACAATATTCAATGAAAATAAAACCGTTGCGATTCTCGCAAACAAAACAACTGCAGCAAGAGAGGTTTTAAGTCGTTATCAAATTATGTATGAAGGTTTGCCGATCTGGATGCAGCAAGGAGTAAAAACTTGGAACAAAGGTAATGTGGATCTAGAAAATGGATCTGTAATCTTTACAGCTGCAACAACTTCCTCTGGTATTCGTGGTAAATCTGTTAACTGGCTTTATATTGATGAGGCTGCAATCATCCCTAATAATATTGCAGATGAATTTTTCACAGCTGTATATCCTACGATTTCAGCTGGTGAAACTACAAAAATCCTTCTCACTTCTACACCTCTTGGGTATAATCATTTCTGGAAGTTTTGGAATGAATCTGAAGAGGGTAAAAATGGATTCAAGCGTATGTTCATACCATACAGCGAGATTCCTGGAAGAGACGAAGCGTGGGCAGAGGAACAACTTAAACTTCTGGGCGAACTTAAATTCAATCAGGAAGTTTTATGTGAGTTTCTCGGTTCAACAAATACACTGATCAGTGGTAAGACTTTGTCTGTTATGTCGGCAGTACAGCCAGAATATAGCAAAGACGGTCTTGATTTATATGATGAACCAAAACCGAACCACTTTTATGTAATGACGGTAGATGTGGCTCGTGGTATTGGTGGTGATTATTCAGCATTTTCACTTATAGATGTAACTGATATGCCGTATAAACTGGTCGGAAAGTATAGACACAACAAAATTTCTCCGATGTTATATCCGAGTATCATAGCAAAAGTAGCAAAAGACTTTAATAATGCGTTTGTTTTAGTCGAAGCAAACGATATTGGACAACAAGTTTTGGATATATTACATCAAGAAGAGGAATATGATAATGTCTTCACAACTCTCACAGAGAATGGTAAGCAATATTTGACTCCTGGATTTGGTAGATCTGCAAAATTAGGAGTTACAACATCAAAAGCAGTAAAGCGACAAGGGTGTTTTGCTATAAAATCTCTTATTGAAGACACAAAATTACTCGTCCACGACGCAGATATTATCGGCGAGTTGTCTGTTTTTACTGAAAGAGGACAGACATTTCAAGCAGATGAAGGATATCACGATGACTTAGCAATGACGTTAGTCTTGTTTGGATGGGTCACGACTAATTCTTTTTTCGCAGATCTTACAAATGTAAATGTTAGAGAGGGTTTGTTCAACGCCGAAATGCGTATGATCGAAAACGATTTAACTCCATTTGGACAAATAGTTGATGGAACAGAAGAAGAAGTCGAAGTTATGGGTGGTGACGTTTGGTATACCACCAATAACGAGAAAACGTCATTATTATAAATAATTTCAGTAATAACGCAATTGAGCAATTATAATAACGATTTATCCAATTAATATCGAGGAGATAACAAAATGGCATTTCAATTAAGTCCAGGAGTTCTCGTAAGAGAACAAGACGCAACAGCTGTCGTTCCTGCAGTTGGAACTACAGTTGGTGGATTCGTGGGCGATTTCGCTTGGGGTCCAGCACGTGAATTAGTTTCAGTTTCTGGAGAAAACGAACTTGTTTCGCGTTTTGGTAAACCTGCCTCTGCTACTAATGTTGACTTTTTAACAGCGTCTTCATTCTTAGCGTATGGTTCAAACCTGTTGGTTTCCCGAGAAGTGGGTGATGGCGCAAGAAACGCCGTTGCTACACCTTCTAAAAAAGTAGCATCACTGGCAGTAACTGCTGGTGGTTCTGGTTACACATCCACTCCGACTGTTACGATCTCTGATCCTACTGGTGTCACTGTTGCAAACGGTGGTGTCAAAGCATTAGCGACAGCAACAATCTCAGGTGGTGCAGTAACTGCATTAACAATAACAAATCCAGGATTTGGATACTCTACTGCACCGACAGTAACAATATCTGGTGGTAGCGGTTCAGGTGCAACTGGTACAGCAACAATAGATACTACTGACTCAGGTAAACTAATTAGAAACGATGTCGAGTATGACGCAAACTGTTATGCTGGCACTAACGGTGTTGGTCCATTCGCTGCAAAATGTGCAGGTTCAAGAGGTAACTCTCTAAAAGTAGCAGTAGCTGATCTTGGTAACTTTACCGCAACATCTGTCGCATCTATTAATGTAACTGCTGGTGGTTCAGGATATACTTCTGCGCCAACAGTAACAATATCAGCATCACCGTCAACTGGTGGTACTGCGATCGCGACTGCAACTATTGATAGTGGTGCAGTAAACGCAATAACTGTGGCATTCACAGGATTTGGGTATCAATCTGCTCCAACAGTAACAATATCTGGTGGTGGAGGATCTGGTGCGACTGCAACAGCTGTCCTTTCTACTGCTTGGACATACGCTTCAAACTTTGATAACACTCCAGGAACTACTGAGTGGGCATCAAGTAATAACGTAAACTTTGACGAATTACACGTAATCGTCATCGATGAAGATGGAGCATTTACTGGTGCAGCTGGTACGGTTCTTGAAAAATTTGCTGGTCTTTCTAAAATCCCAGCAGCAAGAAGTGATTCTAACGAATCAAATTATTACAAAGATGTGATCAATAGCAAATCAGAGTTTATAAGATGGACTGATCACGTCTCAACAAGTTCTTTCATAGTCGGTCAAGAATGGGGAACTGACCTTGCTACTATTCAAGCAGCAGGTGTAAAATCTCCTAGACTACTACTTTGTAACTATGATACAGACAAGTTTTCACTTTCTGGTGGTGTTGATGAAGCCCCAACAGATGGTAACTTGCAAACATCTTACTTACTCTTCTCAAATGACGAAGAGACTGACGTCAGCTTAATCTTTGCTGGTGGTCACAGTCAAACAGTTGGTGATTATATCATCGATAATGTTGCTGAAATTAGAAAAGATTGCCTAGTATTCGTATCACCACAGAAATCAAGTGTTGTAAATAACTCTGGTTCTGAGGTAACATCGATTACTGGCGAGTTGACTAACTATACAAGATCTTCCTACGCTGTCATGGATAGTGGTTGGAAGTATATGTATGACAAGTACAACGATATCTATGTATGGGTTCCAGTAAATGGTGATACAGCTGGTTGCTGTGTTACTGCTGACCTAGAAGCAGATCCTTGGTTCTCACCTGCTGGTGTAAATCGTGGTTCTATCAAAAATGCTGTTAAGTTGGCGTTTAATCCTAAGAAATCAGATCGTGATACGCTCTATTCTGCTGGTGTAAACCCAATCGTACAGTCAGCATCACAAGGTGTTATCTTGTTTGGTGACAAAACGCTTCTGGCTA